AAACATAGGAGTCAACGATTTCCATTATCTCATAATGTTGATGAGAGTCAAAAGAAGAACCATCAGAAGAGCAGCACTTTGCATCAATCGGCTTGTTGGATAATATAATATCCTTCATGGCCTGACAAGTCAATCCTTGTATGAAACCTGGCAATATTTTTTTCAAGTCGTAGAAAATGAATTGCTGTATCCAGGTTATCGGTCCGCATGCATTCTTACTAGGAACGAAAATCAATCTAGGTCTGTCTGACCTTCCCAAGAGACAATTCCAAGCGTCTCTGACTGCAGTTCCTAATCGGAAATACACCTCGCCAGACTTCACCATAGCAGAGAAAGCATAAGCCCAGTCTGCTATTTTCCAAGTCGATGCACTACCTTGTCGAACAAAAGTCTCAGTGTATTTCGCTTTCTTTTCAGCGTCCCATGCGGTTTGGCTATCCAGATAATCTTTCCAACCCATGATCTCAGGTTCCCAATCGATTTTGTCAAACTTGGAGTCGAACCAAGTTTTGAACCACTTTTTGAAATCCTTCAAAACAGTTGGATCTGGAGATAGCTTGCTCTTCATTTGTCGGTTGAAAAGAGCATAAACCAAGTTAATCGGCGATTTTGCGCACCACTCATAGGCTTCACGCTCGCCAGAATTCCCGAGGAGAGTAGGTCCATGTCTTGTGGCACGAACTTCCCGAGGTTGAACTGTATCCAACATCTTTTGCACATATCGTTGGATATGACTGATCCAGTTGCAGTCGAGCAAGGGAGAACCTTTTGTTTTAAATGCTCGATTAGGCTGGATGTCGTCAGGCGAAGTCGGCTTGACCTCGTAGTAGACCTTCTTTTCAGTCCACGTCTTTGTAGGAGGGGATCGAATGAGTGGGGCAGGAGGTGTTTTGCAACTACGTCGCAAAATGGACAAATAATCTTTCCAACTCGTCCAGTTGACTTCCCACTCAGGTGCATTATTAGCTGTCCAACCAGCTACTTGCACTGCTCCAATCTCGTCAAAGTTCTTAAAACGTACGGCACCTACTGCATCTAGATGCCAAGAATCTGCGAAATGAATTGCCACGGCTTGATCTCTAAACCAATCTCGTCGAATTCGCAGATATCTCTGATTGCTTGTATCCAAAGAGAAGCATCTCAGAAGCAGCTGTACGTTTCCTAGCAAGGCACCATTCGTTAGATGGTGAAGCATCCATCTAGTCACATTTGAATAAGGTATTCGCTCTGCAAATTTCCCAAAATCGTTATTCGTGAAATATTTCTTCCATTCATCTCCAGCTAGAGATGTCTTCAAGTTGGATAGAACGTCCATCTGAGGATACCAATTCTTGGTCTCCATGGGAGGATTTCGCAATACCAAAGGTTGCCAAGCAGTCCACCTGATCGTGGTGGCGAAGTGTTGAATCCATCCAGAGTTCAAACTGACTACAGGTTCTTTTACATAGACCCATCCATGATCGTAGCCAGACCCATTTTGATATGGGTTCATATGGATTTGTAAGTATCCATTCATACCTGCGGAAACTGTATACGTTCCGTTGTTATCTGGTAGTTTGTAGACGCCTGGAATCGGGCTGAAGTTCAAACCAGATATGAACAGAGTTGCATGGTCAAATCCAATACCATGCTGAAGAGGCTTTGGGAAGTAGTAGTGGCAGTCATTCATCGACACTATAATCAAATACTTCATGAATTCATATTTATGAAGAGCAATCCAATCCTCTAGATAACCTTTGAAAAGGTCTTCCCTGTATTTCTTGGTGAATTTCAATTCAACTGGTAGATTACTGCCTTCAATCCATTTTGGGTTTGGCATTGTCTCTGTTATCCAAGTTGACTCACCGTTACTAGGGGAATAATGATTCCAATTCGATTGGTTTCCAGCGCTAGAATCATCAGGTCTGATATGAACGGCATGTATGTCAGGGAATTCTTGATTAGGAATATTAGGGTTTTCCTGCACTCCCCACATCACTTGCCATCTTCGGGTATCAGCACCCAACTTTGCACCCACATTCAACATCAAGATCGGGGTGTCTGGACTTCTCTTCAATGACTTCTTGATCATATTCATCATCAGCTGCTCATTCTTGGCACGCATCATATCAGAGCACTTTCGAAGATAATGATGACCATGATGAGCTTGAGAAGTTTTGGTCTTGTCCGCAGCACTGACGCCAGCTCCGTTTTGAACTAAGTTACTGAGGGCATGAGCTGATAGGCCAGACAAGTCTTGGGAGGTCATATCCCAGCCAGCAGGGGTGTACTTGTAAACTTTGTTTTCACCCAAATTGTCGCTGTTCTTGCCTTCTGGATTAGCTATCTCTCGAGAAGTATACAAAGGCAAAAGCAGACTGACATCTTTCATCGGATAAGGTACTCTCATGACCCCGGAATAGATTTCACAATCAAAAACAGAAAATCGAACCAGGTCTAGCACCCAACCGTCCCAGATGAAAGCTCCAATTATCAGGATAGAGAACAAGCTCGGACACAAGCTATAGAGCTCTGCAAACCACCAAATGCCACTAGACATTGTCCAACCAATTTGAGACAATCCTAGAACAACAATTCTACATGACCAGTGTAGAAGGCGGTCCAGAGAGAAGATGGAGAGATGAACGAGTTTTTCGATGAACGTGAGCTGAACAGGGAACTTTCGGATGATATCTAAACAAGTTTTAGTTACATCACAAGGGATATAAACTTGTTTCACTATGAACGAATCCGGGTCAGTAGCTCTTCGATACAGTTCGAGGAAATACTCGATCCTGTCTGGAATGTTCGCGAAAAACTGGTAGATGGAGAGAATTTGTCTTTTATTGGAAGCAAAGATTATGGAAGAACAAAAGATCACTGGCCGCGTCCACTCGGTCAATAGGACCCATCCTATCTGAACAAGAGCAGAGGCGATTGCTGTAGTTAACGCATAGGCCGAGGTAGATTTGCTGATCGTTGATCTAAAGTAGATAATCTCGTTAACAAAGAAAGACTCCATGTTAACAGAACTCCACCAGCGATCAACGGTAGGCAAATAACCAACTAAGTAAAGGCCATATGCGAATAGCATAGTGATGTAGGTTCCATAAGGACTCCATCGCTGCCATAGAGCAATCCAAAAACGAATTTCGAAATCCAAATATCTGAAAATATGAATGGGAATTTTCAATGTCTGAATGATCAAAGTCTTCAAAATTCGCAAGAACAAGCTCCTGGCCCATCGCAAGAAACGGAAGTACAAAGGCTGAATTCCAAGTGCGGGTCTTAGAATCCAATCAATGAATGGTAGACGACTACACCACCTCAAGAATGTGGTATAGTAGGGAACGGAGAGCATCAGGATTATCAAGAAGGGGATAGTCACGCGAGCAGAAAAGCCGTCATCAGTCCGGAGTTGCTCACTTTCAGTGTAAGGCTGCTGTGTTTTGAGGAGTTCGTCGAGGAAATCCGTCTCGAGATATCGGTCTATGATATTTTCACTCAAAGCCACAGGGTTGATTGCCACTTCTGTTTCAAATCCAGAAACATTCTTCTTAATCATGAATTTAGTCCACCATTGGGCAAAAGTCTTAGAGACTCCAGTGCACAGAGACATGGATTGCCAGTCCATATCTATAGTCTCGAAGTTGCGAACGCAATAATATTCGTAGAACTTAGATTCCCAATCTTGCTTGATCCAGTTGTGGGAAACTTCGAGAGCAGCAACAGTCACATCTATGTGCTTTCGCCACGTAAAGAATGTGTGAACTGTTGAAGGGGCAGACACCTTCTTATCTGTCACAGTCGAAGGAATTTTAGGACGAGTCGTCATCAATGGAATGTTTTTCCAAGTACCTCTAATCCAATTTGCAGGCTTAAATGCAATCGCATGATATCCGTCACCGGTTTCTACAAGCCAAATTCCAAAAGAAGGCATCTCAGGGCCGGAGGTGATTGGGATCTTATTCACCGTGCAGTAGTTGACCAACAAACTTTCGCTTATGGAATGAGTTCTCTCAATTCCACTTTTCTCCATGTCCAGGAAACAGTTCAAGGCCCACCACCAACATCCTCCGTCAGGCATGTTCAATGCCACAGTCAGTCGACTTCCTCTATTACCCATTTTGATAGAGGGATATTTACCAGTTTTAATTTCTGCAAAATCATCTAAGCTCCATGATCGGCTGGTAAGATCATGTGCATTCTCAGTCTTCATTGAAGTGCTTCTTTCGACGAGTCTTCTACAAAGATCGCCGCCTCCGATGTCTTTCTTCACCCAACCTCCACTCACTTGTCGTTCAATATAGCAGTACTCAATCGATATGATCTTGATTTTAGGTGCGGATACTGGTCCCCAAGATGGTATGGAGACTTGTGCTAGAGCAGGTACAGGAACGTAGTAATGTTCCCAAGTGGAATTGGTGACGGCGTTGGGAGCTAGACAAAGTTCGCCGTCGATCATCGGGGAAGTCATGACCTTGTTTTGGTCATTGAGAATAGGCTGATTGTTCAAGTCGAGCAGAGGAACGTGCCATTCTTGTGCAGGGAAGTTCAAAAACATTGGCGCCATGAGATCAACAATCGAGTAGTAGATCATCTCATGAGTCAAAAGTCGAGGATCGTTTATTCTAAGAGGACACTGCACTTTCGAGAGCTCTTTCCATTTCACTAGGTTCCAGTTGTGAACAACTTGAATCAGGCCGACTGGCCAGGCACCTGTGCCGAAAGCTCTTTTGGGTTGCATGTTCTTTCCGAATTCGTTGTCTGCACCCCAGACAACAGCACGAGCATTCCATTGACGAACAAACCATTGTTTTCCATGATCAGCAGTCCAAGTCCACACAAAGGTAGATAGTCCATCATCGTCGATCAAGAAAAACCCGGCATGAGTCCATTCACATCCGTCAAATGGATGGCCCTCAACGTAGTGTTCGCAGCATCGTTCTGTGTCAAAACTCCATTGACGAGGCCTCTTGCTTTGCAGCAAAGAAACAAAATCTTCGAAGGTGACGCAGATAACTCGGAGCGCAAAAGTAACGCGGCGAACAGTAGGGCGGAGAGCATCCTTGGTTCCAGAAGCCCAAACTTCAGGAGAGAGACCGAACAAGGTTGCTTCAAAATTAGCGCAAGTGACGCTAATCAGTCCAAGAGTGTAGGTCCATAACATGGTGTACACACCAAGTAGGGGATAACAATTCTCACA